GCTGGGTGCAGAATTTTGTCGATTGTAAATGTCATTGCTTGCTCCTTTTCAGCGAGTTAATTGAATTGCTGCCCCGAAGGCGCAGCGTTGGGCAATTTTTACAACATACCCAGGTTGATTCCCCTCCCGAGAAATTCCTATTCGTCGTTGGCTACGTGATCGAGCAGATCTCTTTGCAGACGTTCTTTGCGATCTTCGTTGCGCTGGTCTGCAGGAACCTGCGGCAGACTCTGTGTACGAATTTTTTCGATTAGCTGGGCTACTGTCTCATAGGGCAGTTTAGCCAAAGCCAGTAAAACTGCGTTGGTTTCATTAATAGTTAATTGCAAATTAATTTGATCCACGTTCACTCCTTGTATCCACGTTTTTTACCGATGTTATATTTAGTCTGAAGATTCCAGGAATTCTTCTCGTCATAGTTTAAAATTTTAATCTGACTCAACGGTGCCTGGTCCATATACTTATCGGAGCTGATGATGGTTACCAGACCCCAGTCCGACAATAGTTTTGCTATGCTGTTGCGACGCTGAATATCATTCTTGCTGAGATCCGCTGCCTTGCCATCAAGCGCAAACAGTTCTTTGAAATGTACGATGAAATAATGACCTTGCTTGTGCAGAATATGGCAGCTCTGATACAGGGTATTGTCCCTGCGGCTGGCCACTCCGATGCGAGTCAGTGTTTCTCTGACCTTTAGGAAATCGTCGGGCTGTTTAAGTTTAACTTCCAATGGACTGTATTCAAACGGTAAATCTAATTTAAAAAAATCATTCATTATAATACCCCTGTTCCCATGAACAACGGTATTATCCACCCTTGTCCATTCTGGATTTTATTGTTTTTAGTTGGGCTTCAGATAGGAGAGGTAATACTTGACGAGCCTTTTCCTTGCTATATCCATAGTATTCCTGAATCCATTCCAGCACTTCAACCGTTTCGGCTTTTAACCACTTGTTATACCGCTTGCGTGGTCTAATGGTATTTATAAGAAAATCGAACTGAAGAAGTCGATCCAGATGCGGACGAGCATTCATTTCGTTGGCATAGATTACGGTATCAGCACCAAAGCTAAGGCCGCGATTGATCAAATACGGATTATACTGCTTCTCCGACCAATCATCCACAATTAGAGCTTCTTTGCTGTGATGAATAGCATTGATGAAGTCAAAGGGACTGATGCTGGGCTTCTTCCAGACTTCTTCTTCCTTGACGGCTTCAACATCAAATCCTAGCGCATTCTTCATTTTAAGAAATCCTCGGCTTCCTCGTCGGTCAGGGGTCGTTGTACCAGAGTAAACAATAAGGGCATGCCATCGGCTGCACGACGCAGCAGCAGCTGTCGGAGAAACTTTTCTCCCTGAGCTCGCCAGATCGGACTATTCAGGATAGTAAAGCCGCATTGGTCGGCCAACTTTCTGATGTCGTCGTTCATAGTCGTTGAGTCCAATTACGTCCAGCATAGTATTCTAACATCACTTCCAGACTTGTCAAGAATCGACGATTAAAATCTATGTCTTCTAGAATGCCTGCTGACTTATGATCTATGCGTTCTAGACGACAGATTTCATCGATCATCATTTTATAATCTTCGATTAGACGGCTTACCAGCAGTCCGTCAAAAGTTTCGTCATCAATTTCAAGTAACATTATTTAAACTCCACGGCAGCCATAATTTCAGTTAAACACGCCACCAGGTTGATCTCCTGGTCGGCAACAAATGCTGACTTATACTGATAGTCAGCCAACAGCAGAACAAGCTGAGGTACCTGCTTGACATGGTCGGTCAATTGCTCATAAAGACGTCGGAATATGGTCTGTGGATCGCTGTCCTGATGATTGACCACCCAGGTACGAACCTTTTTAAAGTCCTTGTCTTTTAAACCGTCAATCAACTCTTTTAAATTTACTTCTGATAGATTGACCAACACACCTTCGTCAATGATGCCAGTGCTGCTATATCTTTGCAGTTCATTTAAAATGCGACGATAGTCCGGAAAGAAGCGTTCAATGAGTTTGGCCACACTCTTAGGATCTGCCTCGATGTTCTCTGTACGGAGAATGTCCATGACTCGTTTATGGAAGGCAGCTGCTATCTTGGGCTTGTCGCTTTTTGCCAGCTTGAACTCTATAACAGTAGTTCTGCTGTGCAAGGGCTGGATAATGCGATTTTTAAAATTGCAGGTAAAGATAAAACGGCACGACTTGCTGAACTCTTCGATAAAGCCACGCAAGGCTGGTTGAGTACTGTTGGGATTAAGATAGTCGGCCTCATCCAAAATTACTACCTTAGTCTTACCAGTAAAACTCACCGAGCTAGCAAAATTGCGAATCTTGGTTCTCAAAGTGTCAATGCCACTCTCTTCTGATCCATTGATAACAATATAATCAGTACCAAGCTTTTCACATAAAGCGCGAGCCACAGTAGTCTTGCCCATGCCGGCTCCACCGCAGAGCAGCATATTGGAAATTTCACCCTTGTCTAGAAACTGTTTGAAGGTTGCTTTCTGATCGTCAGGCAAAATACACTCATCAATAGTTCTAGGGCGATATTTTTCTACCCATAGAAATTCATCATTATGCTGCATTTAATCTTCCTCGCCGGTTAAATCTTCTTCAGTTTTGAGCTGAACTTCCAAAGGATAGCCTGTGGCTGCCAACCAGGTATTGATGTTCATCATTACTTTGTAGGTACTGCCTGTCTCAAAGGTAACATCAACATCTAGTTCGGTATCGCCATTGTCATTGTCCTGTGTATAATGAAGACGAAATCTTTCTTTCATGTTATACCTGACTTTCTGGATCTAGTGCCAGCCAATATGCCAAGGGTTTTGTGGCGTGCTTAAAATGCAGGAACTTCAATTTGCTGAGAGTTACACGATAACCATCGGCTACAACCTTCAAACGTTCTACAGGCATCAGGCAATTAAATTCATGCTCTGATTCGCCGACTGTGCGAGTATAGTTGTTGCTGTTCGCAGTCTTGGGATCACCTACGCTGATGGTTACCTTGCCGCCCACACTCTTAAGAACGATGTGCTTGGCGCTGGCAATGCCCGCTGCCTTGTTCAACATCTCAATATCTGCCTTGGACATATCAAATGCAAAGTGCGGATCTACTGGAATATTCTTGCCGGCTTCCGGAGCAATAATAACGTCGGGCTGAGCATAGAAGTATTCAAACTTGCCGCCATCTTTGCTAACACTTAAACTCTGATCACCAAAGTCCACATCCTGATCTTCCATCAAGGTAATCAGGGCCAGGAAGCTGTTCAAGTCATAGATATTGAACTCTCGGGGAAATGTTTCTGTGATGGTAGCCTTGGCAAATACGTCTTTACCTGGACCAATTGTGCTAAGCTCTGAGCCAGCATGGATGCGAAGATTGCTGTTGATTGTAGCAAAATTCTTTAGGATATTAATTGTATCGGTACTTAATTTCATTTCTGCTCCTTATTGGGGTTCGTGGTGTCATGTACGTGCAGTGCTATAATTGCATAGTGTAGCACCTTCAACAGATCCTGTCGATTAAAACCGTCTTTTTTTCCGTAGCGTTGCGCATACTTGATGACATTGCCAAGAGTAAACCCCACGCCATGACCGGCATCAATAATAAATTCCGTGGCCTGGATTTTGTTCTGTGAGTAGTGCTGTGTATAGGTCTTATCCACATACATGCGAAGCTGGGCCAGCAGCTTATCTTCGTTGAATTTATAATTGGGTCTAAAGATGTCTTCTTTGGGCAATTCTTTTTTAAGATATTCTTCGCGAATATACTGTTCGTTGAGCAAAGAACCAGCGCCGCCGGGATGACCTAACTTTATCCGGTGCGTTGGTTCTTTATAGGCATCTTCCAAAGCTCGTTCACGTGCATAATCTGATATTTCAGTATCACTGACCTTCCAACTATTTTCTTTCATGCTAGCTCCTGAATAAAAAAGGAGAGCGGCATTTAGCACACTCTCCAAAACCCCTGAGGAGGGATATTAAAATGGTATCTCTTCACCTGGGACGTTTACTGGTGCTGCTGCTTCCGCTACCACCGGAGCATCAACCTTTGTATACAAATCCAGGAAAGCAGATTTTGTTTCGGCATCGAAGCGATTGGTGCAAAGCTGGATAGCCTTAACACGATCATTGAACATTGCAAACGCCTTGACGATGTGCAGCAAACGACGTGTACTAATCAATTCATCTACGCCGCCTTCTTCAAAAGTCTTGCGAATAATTTCTGCCCAGCTGGTGAGCTTAACCACAAAATCTTCGTCCAGACAATTCAGTTCCTTCATCTTCAGCGTCAGGATCTTTTTCTCAATCTTGACATCCGGATATTCCTGCTCCACAGTAATGGCGAAACGTTCGAGGAATGCTTCGTCAATCATCTGAGCAGCAATAAAGCGACCGTCTTCAGTACCCTTGCCTTTGGTATTGGCGGTTGCCACAATATTAAAACCTTCGGCCGGATGCACTACCTCGCCGGTCTTTTTATTCATATAAGGCTTGCCTTCCATAATAGCCTGCAAGCACATTAGTTTATTGCTACCGCGATCACATTCGTCGATCAGCAAAATAGCACCGCGTTTCATGGCCATTAATACCGGACCTTCACGATATACGACATTGCCGTCAATCAGGGTATTGCCGCCGATGAGATCGTCTTCGTCGGTTTCAATGCTGATGTTGACTCGCAGCACTTCGCGTTTCAGTTCAGCACATACCTGTTCAACCATGGTAGTCTTACCATTGCCGCTCAGGCCGGTGATAAACACCGGATAGAAGATTCGGCTTTCCAAAATCTTTTTCAGATCTTTGTGGAAGCCAAAGGCAACATAATTGCTGTCTTTGGTGGGCACAGTATTGTCCAAAGTTGATTCTAATTTTTTCTGTCTAACCATGGGCAGTACCTGCGCCGACAAGGCAACCTCGGCTACTGGTTTTTCTGCGGTTACATTGAAAGGCGACAAATCGTACATGCCGCGACCGGATTTTACTTCGGCATTATCCAAAATAAATCGGGGATAAGGCAGATTTTGTTGACGTGCTTCTTCGATAATTTCACCGCGGCTAACAGCAGTACCGTAGCCTCGAACTAGATGATTGACAAACGATTCTTTGTCGGCGTCTGACCATTTACTCATAATAAAATCCTCCTCAGGTTTTTAACTTACATACATTATTCTATAGAAACGATGCTAGATGTCAAGCACTTTTTTCATGCAATCATCGTCACGAATTTGCTGAGCAGCACTCGCGAATTCAGCTTGTTGCTCTGAAGTTTCAGGAATGCCTTCTCGATATTCTTGGTGGTGGCATTGTCTTCGACTTCTAATTCATTATCTGTGACTGCGAGGTCTCTGCCTCCTTTGATTAGATAATGTTCGGCGTAGCCCTGATCCTGGCTGGCAATGACTCCGGTGCGGCGCATTTCTTGACGACGACGATCGAGATCGGCATCATAGCTACCGTAGGGACGATAGCTAAACAACGCATTGCGAATGTCGCCTTTGCCGGGACTAGCTATGATATGAAATCCTATAGCCCGGG